TGGGTTGGCAAACAGCAGCAGTAATTGGAATGGGTGCATTACAGTACCAACAACAAGGTGCTGCAGGTAAGTATAATCAGGCAGTCCAAAATAGAAATGCTCAAATTGCTGAACAAGAAGCCGCACAAATAGAGAAGCAATTAGAGTTTGATATTGGTAGATTTGACCAACAATTTACTCAATTACAAGGACAAACAAAAACTTCTATTTATAAATCTGGAGTAGATATGTCAGGATCTGGTTTAAGAATACTAAGATACAACGCAGAACAATCTGAAATTCAAAAAGATGTTATGGATTATAATTCAAAAGTTGCGGTGGGTAAGAAAATGGAAGAAGCAAACTTTGCTAGAATACAAGGACAGGTTGCTAAAAATGCTGCTAGAATGGCACAAATAAATACTATAACTCAAACAGGAACTAGCTTAATGCGTATGAGTGGTGGGACTGGTAAATAAAGTGTATCTCAACTTAATATGGCTTACCCAGCTAAATATGGAACATTTTAATTATGACAAGAGATTATAAAAAAGAATATAAAAATTATCACTCTAAACCAGAGCAAAAAAAAGATAGAGCTGGAAGAAATGGAGCAAGAAGAATTATGAAATCAAAATATGGCTCTAGTATATTAGGTAGAGATGTAGATCATAAAGATAGAAATCCAAGAAATAATAGTATGAGTAATTTAAGATTACAATCCAAATCATTAAACAGATCAAGAAATAAATAATGCCAAAAATACCTACATTCACAACACAGGCTAGACCTACTGCGGAAGTGGGTGGTGTAAAATCCAATCTTCAGATACCTTTAACTCAAAATATTGGAAATGCGTTAGAACCAATAACTGATGCTATTGTTAAACATAGAATTAAAGAAAAAAAATTAGAAGCTGATAATAAAGCACATTCACTACTAAGTGATATGTATATAGATCAAAAAGATGCTAGTGGAAATATTATACAAAAAGGATTATTTACCATTCAAAGTGAAACAAAAAATAATGGGAATCCTAGTGAAGCGGCATTATATAACACCACAGAAACAAATAAACTATATGATTATCACAAAAATAACAAATTTAGTAATGTAGACAATTTTACTAGACAAATTATTCAAAACAAATTTTTTGCAACTGCAGGTCTTTTAAAAACAAAATCACTTGAGGGATCAAGGAATACACAAATTAAAGATTCCGTAAATATTGATGAAGACTTTGTTACGAAAGAAGCATTAATTTTAAAAGAACTTGGATCTGTTTATTTGCCGATCTATAGAAAAAATATTGAAAAAAAAATAGCAGACAATCCTATTTATGACGCTGGACAAGACAAGATATTAACTGAAGGATATATTAATTTTGGTGAAAAAACTTTAGCAAATTCGTTGTTAGCAAGTAACCCAAGAAAATTAAAAAATTTACTAGAAACAAACGTCTTTGATAACATTAGTTTAGAAGATAAACTTACCCTGTCCACAAAGGCAGATATAGCAATATTTGATTTAGATGTGAAGCAAATTGCTTTTGGACTTGAGTACATACCTGGAATGGAAATGAAAGAGCTTTACACAAATTTTAAAGAAATAAGAGATGGTGTTTTTACAAACAAAGATCAACAAAGTGTATGGAATAATTTTTCTCAACCTGAAAAACAAGAGGCGTTAAGAAAATCTATTTCAAAACTCAGAGAATCTGAATTTTTATTCAAACAATACAATCAAGATATTGACAGAAAAGCTGCAGATGCTTCCCAAAGTTCTTACAAAGCGACATTAGGTTCAGTTGGTTCTAATGCTTACAATGTTAATTCTATTAATCAAAATTATTCAGAAAACTCTCCTATTAAATTTGATTTATTAAAAATAAATGAAATGGTGGAATCAGATGAAATTATACCAGACAGTTCTTATAATCCAAAAATAGACATTTTAAAAAAAATATCTATGGGAGAAATTATTAATATTGAAAAAAGATTTCAATTATCTGGAGATTCAAAACCATCTTCTTTAATAGAGCGGGTTGTTAGTAAACAATTATCAAAAAAAGATTTAGATAATTTTAATACTTTAATGAAACCAAATGGAGTTGATGATGGCACTAAAGACAACATGAATCAATTTTTTGATTTTATTGAAGACACTCAAATATTTGTAGCAGGAATGCCTGCGTTTAAATTCTTTGACTCTAATTATGATAAAAGATTAAATTCTTACACAGACACAATGTACAAAAAATTTCTTTTTGGTTTGTCTCAAGGAAAAGCTGCAGATACTTTGTTAGATGTAACAAGCAAAGACTACATAGCTAAAGATGCTAATAAATTCCAGCCAAAAAGAGATGAGATTATAAGACAGGCTGTAATTTTTAAAAAGAAAATGCAAGGTTATGATAAAAGATTAATTGGAGAAACTATTGAGGAATATAATCTAAGAGTGTTAGGTCAATAATGGCTGATATTAAAAAACCACTTGAGGTATCTCAAGATGAAAAAGTTAATACAAATTCCATTAAAGAAAAGAGTACTCTTAAAAATGCAGGTTTTAGCGATGATGAAATTAATGATTTTCAAATTAAAAAAAATAAAGAAGACATAGATCCAGTAATAGATTTACCAGCTCCAATAGACACTAAACCAATACAGGAATATTGGGAAAGTGTAATGGGTAAATTGCAAAATTATTCGGATAGAAGAAAAGATTTAAAAGAAAATTTACCACAAATAATTCAAAATATACCAAGGGATGTCTATGGAGAAAAAAGTGAGTTTTTAGATAGCATTCAAATAGGAATTGGTGCTAGTAATTTTGGTATAGGTGCGGCTCTTTTAAAAGGGGATGATTTGCCTACCGCTTACCGAAGAGAGTATGGCGAGGATGAAAGTTTTTTAGAAGGACTAGTTCAAAGAGGCACAACTTTGGCTTTTGATTTACCCTTTTATATTGTTGGAGCTTTGGCGGGTAAAAAATTTGCTCCAGCCAAGTTTAAACAAATGTCAGTTCCATTTGGAGCAGGGTTTTTAGCTGGCTCAATTAGAAAAACTTTATTGACAGCCATTGAAAAAAAACAAATTAGTGAGCCTATAGAGTATATGAAAATATATTTAGACGAGGGAGTTAAAGCTGGTTTAAAAGAAGGTGCACAATTATCTCTTGCATTAAATGCTCCACGATTATTAGGACCAAAGCTAGGTGCTAATTACTTTGCAAAAGTTCTTACAAGATTTGGTGTTTTTGAGGGTATAGGAGCTGCTATGCACGGACAATTACCAAATGGTAAGGAACTTGCTTATTCAGGTATTTTTTGGGGACTTTCTGGATTTGATGGCAATGCCTCTAAAATAATGAAGGCAGAAAAACATTATAAAAAAAAAGCAGATGAAATTTACATACAAACAAATAAAAAACCAACTGAAATTTTAATAGAAGAAAATTTAGATAGAACTATTAAAAATGACAATGACAGTATTAACATTATAATACCAAAGGCTTTAGAAAATCTTATTCCTAAAACAGCGGAAAATATTGATATTAAAAATAAAACTATTTATCATGGTACTAAAGAATTAAATTTTTCAGATTTTGATATTTCTAAATCAAAAGATGGATCAATTTATTTTACAGATAGTTTAAGACAAGCTACAAATTATTCTTTTGATTCCGCAAAAAGTTCATTTGGAAGAGTTATTAAAAGATTTATAGATGAAAATAAAGTAAATTTAGCTAATGAGAAACAATCTAAAAAATTTACAGATAAACAATTAAAAGAAAAAGGTTATGATGGAGTAAAAATTATTAAAAAATCTACATTAGATGATAAAAAACCTAGTACTACTTATAGATTTTTTAATAATGAAAAATTAGAAAAGGCTATATCCATTCAATCTAAATTAGAACCTTTTAAATCAGAGGTAATAAGATCTGATGATCCTGCAATGCAACATATGTTTGACAATATGGTTTTTGGCAAATCTAAAGATAAAATGGGAATTATAGATTTTCTTAAAGAAGCTCCTCACATATTTGAGAAAACTCAAGTAGATTTTAGAGCTCCTTTAAAAAGAGCAATGAAAGAAGCTAACATGAGAGTTAAGCCTCGTATGGCAGAGTTAAATGTTTACGAGCAGGCTCTTCAGTTATCAAGATCTCATTCTTTGGGTGATTTTTTTATATTAAAAAGAACTCTTGATGGTAAAGGAAAAATCAATGGTGAATCCTTAACTGATATTCATAAAAATATGTCTGCAAGAGATTTGCAAGAATATTCTGCTTATGAGCTGGCAGTCTTTCACAAAACTCTTACCAGACGAGGTTTAAAGACTCCATTTTTTAGTTCGTTTACCGAACAGATAGTTTCTAATAAAGAATATATTAAAAGATTTGAAGATAGGAGAAAAAGAACTATTTTATTTAGAGAGAGAGTTCTAAATTATGTAGCAGAAAAAGGTAGACTTTCTCCCGAACAAATTAAAATAATAAAAGAATACAACGAAAACTATGTCCCTGTCTTTAGAGAATTAAAAACTATAGAGGGTGCTATAGAAATAGGAAAAGGATCTTCTTTAAAAAAAAGAAACAAGGAGGGTAGTGAATTAAAAATAATAGATACCTTACAGTCTACAGTAGAGAATACACAAAGGCTAATCCAGGAAGCTGAAGTAAATAATTTAAGAACTAGATTTATAAAGGATGTTGTCCTACCAGCAAAAACTAGAAAAGATCCTTATTTTGATTTTATTACAAAAATGCCAATGAAACAAAAAACAACAAAGGAAATAAGGGAAGAGCTTTTAAGGGATGAGGTTTATTCAAAAGAACAATTAAATTTATTATCAGATAAAGCAATCAATCAATTAGATGCTTACAGACCTAATAATTACAAGCAAAAAGGTATTTTTACCATTTATCTCAAGGATGGAACAAAAGAAAGGTGGAATGTGGGTGAGGATCTTGTAACAGCAACTTCCGCAGGACTGTTAAAAAATTTTGATATTTTACAAAGATTTATGAACCCTGCAGCTAGACTAACTAGAGGTGGAGCTTTATTTGTTCCAGGGTTTGTAACGGCAAATCTTTTTAAAGATTCTTTGTTAGCAATGACTAGTGTACCAGGTACTTGGATACCCCTTGTAGATAGTGGAATAGGACTTATAAATATTTTTAGATCAAAAACTCCAGAAAGATTTGGTCAAAAGGGAATAAAAGAATTATATTTAAAATGGGAAAGTTCACTTGGTCCACAAAACACTCTATTAAAAGCTGATGTTATGCTGAAAGATCTTCCAGTTCACAAACTGTTTAATGAGGCATCATTAAAAAATAAATTATTAGATCCTTGGGAAACATTTATAAAAGGAACTTTAAGTCTTTCAGAGGAGGCTACAAGATTTAGAATTTTTGAAAAAGTTTACAAACTAGGTTTAAAAAAAGGATTAACAGAAGAACAGGCTATAAAGAGAGCTGGGTTTTCTGCTGCAGATTTATTAGACTATTCAAGAATAGGCACTCAAGGAGCGTACTTAAATTCTTTAGTTCCTTTCTGGAATGTTTCTGCACAAGGAATAAGAAAATTATATGTAACTATAAAAGATAATCCTAATAAGGCTTCTGCTGCAATATTTTTATCTATTATTCTACCAACAATTTATGAGCAAATTTTGTATGCAGATGATCCTGAATACCAAAAACAAGAAGATTTTATAAAACTAAATAATTGGTATGCTAGATGGAATGGTGTTGAGTATAAAATTCCAAAACAATTTCAAATGGGAACTATTTTTTCATCATTAACAGTATCTATAATGGACTATATGAAAAAAGATAATGGAAAAGGTTTTGATGAGTTTGTTGTAAAATTTTTAGCAGACCAAGTAACAGCCTTTAATCCCATACCTCAACTTATTAAACCCCTTGCAGAAATTTATCAGAATAAAACTTTCTTTACAGGCAGACCTGTTATACCAGCTTATTTAGATAGGAGTATTGAAGAGCCATATCAAGCTGTTTCTTATACTTCAGAAACCATGAAAACAATTGCAAGAGGTATTAATTCTATATTACCTGATAATACATCTATTATTATTAACAATCCAATTTATCTTGATCATATTGTTAGATCTTATTTAGCTACACTAGGAAAACATTTATTAACTTTAACCGATAAATTGTTAATTGAAACTGGTACTATAGAAGATCCTCAAAAAATGAGTTCAGAATTATCTGATTATCCTTTAGCTAGAGCTTTTGTTTTGCCACAAGTTAAAAACTGGAGTTCTTATGAAAGTATGTATTTTGAGGAACTGGATAAAATTAAAAGACGAGATGCTACCATTAAACTTCTTGAAAAAAATAATGAGTTTGAAGAGGCAAGTAAACTCAAAGAGGAGTATCCTTATAATTTGGCAGTACTTGAGGAAAGAGAAAAAGCCTATAAAGATATTAGAAAAGCCATTATAACAGTATCTAACGCAAAACTAGAGGTGTTATTAGAAGCGGATATATATAAAACATTGACAAAAATACAAAAAGAAGAAAAGATAGAGGCTCTTAAAGACGAAAAATTTGAACAAGTTAGAAAATTAAGAACATTACAAATATTATTTGCAGCAGAAGGTCTTAATATGATGGGTATAAAAGTCCCATTACCAGAAGATCCGTATAAAAAATCTTCTAGTAAAGAGACAATTTTAAAGTTGCCACAGTAAAGGATAAATAGTATAGAAAACCATTATGACAATATCATCCACAATAGTAAAAAACTCATACTCAGGCAATGGAAGTACAACTGAATTTGCCTACTCATTTAAGATTTTTGCAAACTCTGACTTAGAGGTTATTATTCGTTCTGCCGCA